CTTTAGCAATGCCTTATTTGATTGATGAAGTACTCAGTATTATACATTACATGAGAAGTAATAAAGCTAATATAAAAAAGAAATGATAATAAGACTGTTTGATGTGCAAAATGGAGCTGTTATTCCAACAGAACATTGCTATACTTTAAAGGCATTAAAAGATATAATGGATAATTATCCAGAAGAACATTTAAAAATATACCAATATTTGTTCTATATGACGTGTCCAAACCCTGACATGAACCCTTTCTTTCATACTCCAGAAGTTGATAAAGAATCTTTAATCATAAATCAAATTGAAGGTTTTTTTTCTACTGAAGATGAAGACATATTCATGGCATTACAATTTTGTCAAAGACTATATGAAACACCTACTTCAAGAGCTTATCATGGAATAGCCAAAGCATTGGATAATATAGCAAGATATATGGGTAATACTGCTATTACTGATGGTAGAGATGGTAATATAAATCAGATCAGAGCTATTGCTAAAGATTTTGATTCAATTAGACAATCTTTTAAAGGAGCTTTTAAAGATCTTTTAGAAGAGCAATCTAGTAAAGTACGTGGAGGGATTGGTATGGCGTATGATCAATAACTATCACAAAAATAATTATATATGAGTGAGATATACCAAGACATACCTTGTTGGGATAATGGTGAATGGACTACAATTAGTTTTGATTCTAGAGAAATATTTGCTAATGCTATAAAAGATATTTTTTCTGAACCGGGTGAATATCACTTTGATGAAGTCAGTTTATTATTTAATGAGCAGGCCCAAATTTTTAGAAAGCAAAATGTGTATTGTACAGCTCCTTTTAAATCAAGAGACTTTGTAACATACTGGGATGATCAAAAAAATAAGTGTAGAAAAGGAGTTTTTTACATGAAAGATTCTAAAAAATGGTTTATCACTCGTGATTATTACATGTGGTTAAACTTTTTACCAATATTTGATAAAGAACAACAATTATTTGATTTTGCTAAAATTAGAGATGCTCAGTATCATATGGCTCTATATGAGCTTCTTGCAGAACTTAATTATCAACATGTAGCTATTTTAAAAAAGAGGCAGATAGCCAGCTCATACTTTCACATATCTAAACTACTTAATCAATTATGGTTTGAATCAGGTGTTACTCTTAAAATGGGAGCTAGCTTAAAAGATTATATAAATGAAAAAGGATCTTGGAAATTTATGTCAGAGTATGCATCATTTTTAAATGAGCACACAGCATGGTATAGACCAATGTCTCCTGATAAAGTTTTAATGTGGCAACAAAAAATTGAAGTAAGAAAAGGTGATAGAAAAACTGAAGTAGGCCTTAAAGGTACTATGCAAGGAATGTCTTTTGAAAAAGATCCTACCAATGGTGTTGGGGGACCTGTTAAATACTTTTTTCATGAAGAAGCGGGTATTGCTCCTAAAATGGATCAGACTTATGAGTACATGCGTCCTGCTATGAAATCTGGTTTAATTACTACAGGTATGTTTATTGCTGCAGGCTCCGTTGGGGATTTGTCTCAATGCAATCCATTAAGAGAAATGATTCTCAATCCTGAATCAAAAGATATATATGCTGTTGAAACAAATCTTATAGATAAAAAAGGTACTATAAAACCATCTGGTTTATTTATTCCAGAACAATGGTCTATGCCTCCTTTTATTGATGATTATGGTAACTCGCTAGTAAAAGAAGCTTTAAAAGCTTTGGATACTCAATTTACTAAATGGAAAATTGATTTATCTCCAGAAGATTATCAATTAAGAATATCTCAGCATCCTAGAGATATAGAAGAAGCCTTTGCTCATAGAAGTGTTTCTGTATTTCCTCCACATCTTGTTGCAGCACAACAAAAAAGAATAGAAGAAAAAGAATATTCTTATGAGTTTTTAGATATTATGACAGATGAGAATGGTAAAGTCATTGTTAAAGCATCTAATAAACAACCTATTAAAGAATTCCCAATGACTAAAAAGACTGAAGATAAAACAGGTTGTTTAGTTGTATGGGAAAGGCCTATTGCAGATCCTACTTTTGGACAGTATTATGCTTCTATAGATCCAGTTTCCGAGGGCAAAGCGGAGTATATAGAAAACATGTTATACACACCAATAGGTAGAAAAAGAATAGGTGATATTAAAATAGGTGATAAAGTAATTGGTTCTAATGGACAATCTATTAACGTTATTGGTGTATATCCACAAGGAATAAAAAAATTATGTAAAATAACATTTAGTGATGGTCATAGTATAAAAGTATGTGAAGATCATTTATGGAGTGTAAAATTATATGGTGGTACAAAAGGATTTATTACATTATCTGTAAAAGACTTATTAGATACTACAAAAAAAATTACTTATAATGGTGCGGGAAGAAATATAAAAAAAGAATACAGCATTCATACTTATTATAAAAATAAACAAAATAGAAGTGCTTGGTCTATACCCATTGTTGAACCTATTACTTTTCAACCTAAAACATTAGAAAAAGTTAATGACAATTTTTCAGTAAATAGACAATCAATTCACCCTTATTTATTAGGAGCTTTAATTGGAGATGGTGGATTATCACAAAAATCAATAAGATTTAGTTCAGTTGATAATGAAATTATTGAAAAAGTTAAAAATACAATTACAGAAGATTTAGAATTAAAAAAAGTAAAAGGTGATAATTGTGATTATATAATAGTTACAAAAACAGGTAATAGAAATTCATTAACTCAAAAATTAAAAGACTTAGGGTTAATGGGTTTAAAGTCAAGTCATAAATTTATACCTGATGTTTATAAGTATGCTCTTTGCGCACAAAGAATAATATTATTACAAGGATTACTAGATACAGATGGTTCTTGTACAAATCATGGTGTAGAATTTTATTCATCTTCTAAACAACTTGCTTATGATGTAGTAGAATTAGTACAATCTCTTGTTGGAATAGCTAAAATTAGAATAAAAAAAACTACTCATTTAGATGCTTATATTGTAAGAGTTAATTTACCAAGAGGGATTAGCCCTTTTATGTTATCTCGTAAAAAAGAAAAATATAAATTATCAAAAGTGTTTAGTAAATATATTACAAATATAGAATATGTTGACGATGGTGAAGCAGTGTGTATTTCTATTGATGCACCTGATAATCTTTATGTTACTGAACATGCTATTGTTACGCATAACACAACAACCTCAGAATCACTATGTTCCATATATGTAATGAAAGCTCCTGTAGAGGTAACTCGTGTTACAGGTATAGAAACAGAAACTTACATAGAGCCTGATAAAATAGTAGCAGCTTGGTGCGGTAGATTTGATGATTTAAATAAAACACACCAAAGACTAGAATTAATTATAGAATGGTACAATGCGTGGACTGTTATTGAAAATAATATTTCATTATTTATACAACATATGATAGCAAGAAAAAAACAAAAATATCTAGTTCCTAAAAATCAAATATTATTTCTTAAGGATTTAGGTGCTAATGCTAATGTATTTCAAGAGTATGGTTGGAAAAACACAGGAACATTGTTTAAACAACATCTTCTTAATTATGCTATAGAATATACTAAAGAAGAATTGGACGTAGAAACAAAAACAGACGGTACTATTGTAAGAACTACATATGGTATTGAAAGAATCCCTGACCCTATGCTTCTTGTAGAAATGCAGGAATATGCAGCAGGAGTCAATGTAGACAGACTCGTAGCTTTTTGTGCATTAGTAGCTTTTATGAGAATTCAACAAGCTAATAGAGGTTATGCTAAAAGAGTTATTATGGATGATTCAGCTAAAAACTTGCAAAAGTCCTCAAATTTGTTTACTTTAAATAAGAGTCCTTTTAGACATATGGGAAGAGGTCAATCATCAAAAAATCAAAAATTTAAAGGATCTCCTTTTAAAAATTTAAAATAAAAAAAATATGCAAATCATAAATGCAATGCAAGCTAAGGCTGGAGCCAAAACTGATCAAAACAGAATGAGTTCTATTACACAGCCTTTACAGTTTCTTTCTAAAAAAGAAAAGAATGAAGAGTGGGCCGCTTGGAATTTAGATTGGATTGAGTGGCAAGGACTAAAACAGCTTGGTAGAAATTCTCGTAGATTAATGAAAAATTATAAGCTTGCAAAAGGTATAATTGACAAATCTGATTATATAGTAGAAACGGATAATGATTATAGAGATATTGTAGAAATACTTACTAAAGAAGATCAATCAGCTTTAGAGTTAAAGTTTTATCCAATTATCCCAAATGCTATTAATGTTTTAGTAGCTGAATTTGCTAAAAGATCAACTAAGCTTACATATCATGCTGTGGATGAATATTCATATAATGAAATGATGGAGCAAAAAAGAAGTATGGTGGAAGAAACTTTACTGTCAGATGCTCAAGTAAAACTTACAGCAGCTTTATTAGAACAAGGTTTAGATCCTGAGTCAGAAGAAGGACAACAAGCATTGTCTCCTGATAATCTTAAATCATTGCCCGAAATTGAACAGTTTTTTAAAAAAGACTATAGATCAATGATAGAAGAATGGGCTTCTCACCAACACAAAGTTGATGTTGAAAGATTCAAAATGGATGAGTTAGAAGAAAGAGGTTTTAGAGATATGCTTATTACTGATAGAGAGTTTTGGCATTTTCGGATGATGGAGGATGATTATGAAGTTGAATTGTGGAATCCAGCAATTACATTTTATCATAAATCACCTGACTCAAGATACATATCTCAATCTAATTGGGTAGGCAAGACTGATATGATGACCGCTGCTGATGTTATTGACAGATATGGATATATTATGACAGAAGAGCAGTTGGCTTCATTAGAAGCAATCTATCCTGTTAAATCTGCTGGTTATAATATTGGAGGTCTTCAGAATGATGGTTCATTCTATGACGGTACAAAATCACATGAGTGGAATACTAATATGCCTTCACTAGCATATCGTCAGTATACTTCAGCTATGGGAGGAAGTGTAATAGATAACGGAGACATTATAAGTGATATACTAATGGAAAGTGAAGATTACCAAGATCAAGGTACAGCTTTCTTATTAAGAGTATCTACAGTGTATTGGAAATCTCAAAGAAAAATAGGTCATTTAACCAGCGTTACTGAAAACGGTGAAGTAATTAATGAAATTGTATCTGAAGTTTATACTATTGTAAATAATCCTATTTATGATAATAGACTTTTTAAAAATAAAAATAAAGATAATCTTCTTTTTGGAGATCATATAGATTGGATATGGATTAATGAAGTATGGGGTGGTGTAAAAATCGGTCCAAATATTCCATCTTTTTGGGGTATGAATAATCCTGGAGGCTTTTCTCCCTTATATATTGGGGTAGATAAAAATAAAATGGGATCATTAAGATTTCAATTTAAAGGAGACTCTACATTATATGGTTGTAAACTTCCTGTAGAGGGGGCTGTGTTCTCAGATAGAAATACTAAATCTACTGCTTTATTAGATTTAATGAAACCTTTTCAAATCGGCTATAATATTGTAAATAATCAAATTGCCGATATTCTAGTAGATGAACTAGGTACCATCATCATGCTTGATCAAAATACTTTACCAAGACATTCATTAGGTGAAGATTGGGGTAAAGGCAATTTAGCTAAAGCATATGTGGCAATGAAAGATTTACAAATGTTACCTTTAGATACTTCTATAACTAATACAGAAAATGCATTAAACTTTAACCATTTTCAAAAATTAGATCTTTCTCAAACAGAAAGACTGATGTCTAGAATTAACATTGCAAATTATTTCAAACAACAAGCTTATGAAGTAATTGGTGTTAATCCTCAAAGAATGGGACAACAGTTATCACAAATGACAGCTACTAGTGTAGAACAAGCAGCTAGTGCTTCTTATGCACAAACAGAAGTATTTTTTATACAGCATTGTGATTACCTAATGCAAAGAGTACATCAGATGAGAACAGATTTAGCTCAGTATTATAATTCTACAAAACCTTCAGCAAGACTTACATATATTACAGGGGCCGATGAAAAAGTAAATTTTGAAATAAATGGTACTGATTTGTTAATGAGAGACTTAAATATCTTTTGTACAACTACTGCTAATCACAGAGCTATATTAGAACAGCTTAAACAAATGGCTATTCAAAATAATACAACAGGAGCAAGTATTTATGATCTTGGTAAAATTGTACAATCTGATTCAATTGCTGAACTTAATAAAGTTCTTAAATCATCAGAACAAAAACAACAACAAGAACAACAACAACAACAACAACAAGCACAGCAATTACAACAAGAACAATCGGCTGCTCAACAAGAACAATTACAATTACAAATTCAAGCAGATGCTGAAAAACAAGATAAACAACTTGAAAATAATGTAGTTGTTGCTGAGATTAGAGCTGCTGGATTTGGAGCTATTGTAGATATTAATGAAAATGAAATGTCTGATTATCAAGATAGTCTGAAAGATATTAGACAAACTCAACAGTATCAAGATCAGACAAGTTTTCAAAGAGAAAAATTGTCTTCTGAAAATTTAAGAGGTTCTCAAAAAATGAATCTTGAACAACAGAAGTTACAAGTTCAGAAAGAAATAGCTAATAAACAACTTGAAATTGCTAGGGTTAACAAAAATAAATTTGATAAACCCTCAAATGATAAAAAGAAAAAGTAATTAGCTATATAGTACAAAAAATTAAATAAAGTGTTTTAAATGTACCAAGTTTAATTTGTATATTGAAGTATAAACAAAAACCAACAAAAAATGAATGAAGATACACAAGACCTTACTAAAGAGGTACAAGATTCTACAACGGTAGAACAGATTGATGTAAATATTGATGAGCTATTCGGTATGCCTGGTGCAGAAAGTATTATGCTTCCTGCTGATGGTAAATCAAGTAAACCAAATTCAGTTTTTTCTAAGGAAAATATTGATACTACGTTCCTTGACAACACTATTACTAATGAAGAAAAAGTAATAGAAAAAGAAAACAAAGCAGAAGTTGAAGAAACTATTGCTGAACTTGATGGCTTAATTGCTCAAGAAGAAGATGCTGGAAATAAAGGCAGACCGAAAGTAGATAAAAGTGGTCTTTATGAGTTAGCACAAAAAATGATTGAAGACGGAGCTTTAGTAGCTTTTGATGATGATAAGTCACTAGAAGAATATACTACTAAAGATTTTAGAGAATTGTTTGAAGCTAATTTTGAAGAAAGAGAAGCTAAGATCAAAGCAAAAGTTCCAAAAGAATTTTTCAATTCTCTTCCTGAAGAACTTCAGATTGCAGCAAAGTATGTTGCTGACGGAGGTCAAGATTTAAAAGGATTGTTTAGAACACTTGCTCAAGTAGAAGAAATGATTCAATTAGATCCTTCAAATGAGTATGATCAAGCAGAAATTGCAAGACAGTATCTTTATGCTACAAACTTCGGATCACCTGAAGAAATTGAATCTGAAGTACAAGATTGGAATGATTTAGGTAAGTTAGAACAAAAAGCAAATCAGTTCAAACCTAAGTTAGATAGAATGCAAGAAGAGATTGTTGCAAGACAATTAGCAGAGCAAGAGCATAAGAAAGAACAGCAAAATGCAGCAGCTCAAAAATATACAGATAATGAATATAATACACTTTTAACAGGAGAGTTGGGAGGAATTAAACTAGATAAAAAGATTCAGAGTCAATTGTATTCAGGATTAGTTCAGCCAAATTATTCTTCTATATCTGGTAAACCTACAAACATGCTTGGACATCTTTTAGAAAAGTATCAGTTTGTAAAACCTAGACATGATTTAATTGCTGAAGCTCTTTGGCTACTTTCAGATCCTGACGGATATAAAGGAAAAGTAAGAGAGCAAGGTAGTAAACAAGCTACTGAAAAAACAGTAAGAATGTTAAAAACAGAAGAAGCTAACAAGAATACAACAACTTCACATGATGAAGAAGAAACAAGAAGGCCTACATCTAAACCACAAAGAACAATACCTAGAAATACAGGAAATATTTTTAGAAAATTTTAATTAGTAACAAATAAAAACAAATAAATAATGGCAACTCCAGTAATGAACAATGGTATATTCCTCAGAGATACCGCTTACAATGCAAGTTCCCATGTGGATTCTTACCACTTGGTGAACATGCTGAAAGATGCAGAACCAATGGACTTAGGTCCTGTGGATTTGTGGGCAATGGCCCAAAAAGTTGAAATGCCACTTTACCAAATGTCTAGTTTTGGTGGTAAAAATGTAATCAATGTTGATAATGCTCGTGGAGAGTACAAATGGCAAACTCCGGTTTCTATTGACCTTCCCTACATTCTTGAAGACATTGAACCAGCAAATGACTTTAAAGGTATAGACGGTACTACATTCCGTATTAAATTAAACAGACGTGAATTTGGACATGGTGATATCATCAGTCATGATAAATACAACGGTGTTGAGATGTACATCACAGCAGAGGATATTTTACCTCTTGGTGATGGATTTATCTACACAGTACAATTAGTAAATAATGATAATTTCAAATATATTGATAACAAGTATTTGGCTAATGGTACTAAAGTATTCAGTAAAGGTTCCGCACGTGGTGAGTATGGAGAAAGATTCTCTGATATTCAGACAAGAACAGGTTTCCGTGAATTCTACAACTTTGTAGGTGGTGCTGAAGCTCATGTTCATTACTCTGTTTCATCTCGTGCAGACTTGATGATTAAAGGGGGGATGAATGCAGATGGTACAGTTCCTGTAACTGAAATCTGGAGAACATTTGACAAGAACATTGATCCTTCTGTATCTTCATTAGAAGACATGGTTAAAGTAATGGGTAAAGATAAAGTTAAGAAAGCATTTGATAATGGTGACTTATCTAGAACTTTCCTTACTGGAATGGAAGCAGCACATTTATATAAAATTGCTTCTGACATTGAGACTTACTTAATGTGGGGACAAGGTGGACGTGTTAAACAAGATGGTCCAGATGATTTAAGATTGTCTGTAGGTCTTTGGAAACAGTTGGATAACTCTTTCAAAAGAATCTATAACAAGAATAACTTTACATTGGATCTATTCCGTTCAGAGATTTATAATTTCTTTAATGGAAAAGTTGAATTCCAAGGTCCAGATCCAAAACGTTCACTAGTTGTTCAAACGGGTATGGGTGGAATGCGTATGGTTAATGAAGCAATCAAAAGAGAAGCAGTATCTTCTGGTCTCTTGATTCAAGCTTCCGATATTGGTGCTATCACTGGTAAAGGTATGGACTTGAACTTTGGATTTGCTTATACATCTTATGTAATTCCTTTCTTAGCAAATGTTAAGTTTGTATTGAATCCAGCATTTGATAATGTTCATACTAATGATATTGAGAATCCTATTATTGATGGTTTCCCTTTATCTTCTTATTCATTCATTATTTTTGATATTACTGATAACACAAATGACAATATTTTCTTGTTAAAGTTATCTTGGGATAATCAATTAAAATGGTGGTATCAGAATGGTACTATGGACTACATGGGACGTACTCAAGGATTCCAGTCTTCTGGTCAATTTAATGGATACCGTGTAATGATGTCTCAAACAATGCCAGCTATCTGGGTTAAAGATCCGACTAAGGTTCTTAAGATTGTAATGAGAAATCCATTAACTGGTGGGAGCTTCTGATGCTGGATATCCGGTTGTAATAAAGTAGTTACAAGGGGGAGTAGGAAACTTCTCCCCCTTTTTTTAATAATTAACAAATAAAAACCAACAACAAAATGGAAAATTTCACAATGGTAGAAACAGGAAAAGGTTCAGTTAAGCAAACTGCAATAGCTGTTAGACCTTTTTTTGATGCTAGTGCCTCTAACATGGGGTTAGAAGATTATGGTATGTCTCTTTTTGATGGTGTTAAACATCATGAACAATTAGCATGCTTAGAAAACAATGGAGTAGTAAGATACTTAACAGGTCTTAATGAATTTGCTCCCGAGATTAAATTGCTTAATGTAGATGACAGAGAAGCAAGAATAAAAGAAATAAGAAGTTCTGTTGCAGAACTAGAAAAAGAATTAGCTGCAAATGTATTAGATGTTGAAGATCCTCTTTTTTGGAATCAAGTAAAACTACTTAAACCTGATAATGGAGATTTTTGGAATAGAATTACAATAGCTTGCGGTAATGAGCCTGTATTCTTAGACCCAAAGGATCCATATGATAGAATTAAATTACACGGTATTGAAGCTGGTGGTTTTTCTATTATATCTAAAAGTTATGATGATGCAAGATAAAGACCTGTTGCTCCTAAATTTTATTTAGATAAAACAGAAGAAACAGTAATGGCAAGAACTGAATACAAGAAAATGCGTAATAAAGCACTTTCTGAACTTCAGAAATTATTTGATAAAAACAGTACTAAATTATTTTATATTGCAAAAGTTGTAGATATAAATAGTACACAATATAAAAAATCAACACCTAATGATGTTATCTATGAAAACATGGATAATTATATTAATGGTATAGGTGGAGAAACAAATCTAGAAAGAGCTGCTAAATCATTTATTGATACAGCTAACATGGATATGGAAACTTTAAAAATTAAATCAATTGTTAGAGATTCTAGTTTCTTTAAGTATATAGTTAGTAAAGCAGATGGTTATATATATCATACAAAACTAGGAGCAATGCTTGGTAGAAATGTATCTGATGTAGTAGAGCATTTAAAAAACCCTTTAAATGAGGATATTTTAAAAGACCTGAATCAGTCTGTTGAAAAATATTGGAACTCTTAAA